AAAAATCGGTGTTTTGTTCCTTGGCCGCCGATTGCATCGCGGTCCCTAATGCCATAACTATTGAAACCGGCCCATCCACTTTGTCACCTGATTTGGCTTTGTCGATTTTGACATTGCCGGCCGGATCAGTTCGCAATAAGACATTCGACATCATCCATCGGGTGACCGGATTGCCGGCATGCCTTAATTGTTTATTTTTCACCATTCTTTCCAATTCCTTGGTTGGTGTTGACATGCTCACAAAACCTTGACCAAATGGGAACATTGTAATTCCTTCATTTTGTAATTCAATAACCAATTGTGATGCATTGAATCGGTCGAATGCGATATCCTTGATCTCATATTCCGTCGCTAACTGCACAATTTTGGCCTTAATGAATGAATAATCCGTCACATTGCCTTCGGTGGTTGTGATATGGCCATCTACAATCCATTCGCGGATCGAATTGCCCGCCGCATCATTTCTTTTGCGCGCAGCATCTTCGGGTAAAAAATACCATGTCCGAATTGCATGCATTGCCGGGAAATATAGTGTTAATGCACAAAAATCGCCGGTTGATGCCAAATCCAATCCGCCGAAACAATATTCACCCTTCAAATCATCATCGCCATTGCATTCGCGCCAAATGTCATCAGGAATCCAAGTCAATTCGGTATCGGTCCAAACATTTAACAATTTAGTTTTGAATTCAACTTCTTTGCCCGCATATTCTTTCGCCTCGGTCAATGCTTGTTCCAATTTCCTTGGATATACTGAAACACCCCAATTCGGATTGGCCTTTGCCCAAATCTTTTCATCCATCCAATCATCGCCGGCATCAAGGGTATAAATCATTGAAAACAATGCATCATCTTTGATTGCACCATTCAAGACATTCACACAATATCCGCGATGGCGGAAACATGCCGATTCTTTATTGAATCCGGCGGTTGTGATGGTAAACAACAAAGGTTGTCGCCTTGCCCCCATTGAATTAAAAAGTACATTGTACAATTCATCATTTGGATGGGCATGATATTCATCAATCACCGCCATATGGGTATTCAATCCATCTTGCTTGTTTGGATTCCATTCAAGCGGTTTGTATAAATTTTGTTCATGGATGATCCGGCGGTTGTTAACTGAATTGTTGACAACAACCGCATCTTTCAACCAATCGGTGTTTTGGCACATCCGGACCGATTCGCCAAATACCATCATCGCTTGATCCAACTTTGTCGCCGCTGAATAAATTTGCGCGCCGGCTTCATCATCAGCGATTAGGCCATAAAGCATGACGGCGGATGAAAAGGTAGATTTGCCATTCTTTCGCGGAACTTCAATATATGCGCGGCTGAATCTTCGCGATCCATCAGGATTCAAAAATCCAAAAAGGTTCCAAATGATAAATGCTTGCCATGGTTCCAATATGAATTTGTTTCCCGCGCATTCACCGGTGGTGTGTTCCAATTCTTCAATGAAATTGATGGCATGCATTGCATAACCTTCATTGAAATCATATTTGCCCAAATCATCAATATATCTTTGACATGCCGATTTCACCAATTCACATGCATGAATTTTTCCTGAAATGACATCCAAGGAATATTGATGGCCCTTATTTTGGAACTTGGGATTCAAACAATGCGATTGCTAAATTTGCCAAATATTGATTTCGGTATAAATGCGGTTGAATTGACCATAATCCATTTTTGTCACAACATTTGAATTCACCGCCTTGACTGCGGGTGATAATGAAATGTTGTCCAAAGGTTTCAACCTTAAATTCCAATGTGATGCCTTTTGAATCAATTTCAAATGCGGCGATTGTCTTTTTTGCCATTATGCTGATTTTTTCTTTAATAGTTCCAATTTTGTCACCGGCTTTGCATTTGTGTTTGGAATGCGCGCCCGCGCTGATGGGGTGACCCCGATCAATTGTCCTAACTGCATTGCTTGCTTAACCAAATTTTGTTTTGTTGTGAACCATGGATTGACTTTTGGCCCCTGATCGGTTTCAATTACCATCCCTTGTTTTTCCACAACCTTCACCGCCTCATAATAATTGGCCATGGTTTCGGAATACATTGCGATGATTCCCAAATCCACCCCGACCAACATGTTGATCTTTTTTAATTCCATGCACATTTCATCAAAAACTTTTTTAGCAATTGGTGATTTGAATTCGATTTCGGTTGTTGGTTGTTCTGTTGACATGGTTAGTTGCATTTCATTTTCAATAATCCACCTTTTATCGGCCGTTCCTTGAATCTTTTTTAGTTCGGTGGGTAGTTTGGGTCGCCCTCTCATTTTGATGCTCTTAAATCGCTTGAAAATTGTTTTCTCGCGGGTGTGAGAAAGATTGACCCAGCGGTTTGGGGTCGGTGTGTGTAGATATCAAACCCCCCTATGGGGTCAAATGGGGTATAATTCATAACCTTGATTCCTTTCCTGACTTAACCGCATGACATGAATTGCACAAAGGTTGCAAGTTATCGCGGTCGGTGAATGATCCACCCAATCGAACCGGATTGATATGATCAACCATTTGTGCGGTGGTGATGTTGTCATTGCTTCGGCATTCGCGGCACAATGGTTCGTCGCGCAATACTGATTGCCTAATGGCCCGCCATGCGGTTGTATTGTATCTTGGTTCCCGATGGCGATGCGCGGTGTGAACATTCGGTCGATGGATCTTTGATGATGGCATGATGGGCATGATGCAAAGTTATAACAATTATTTTGTAAACAATTACAACAATGATTCATTGTCACATTGCTGAATGGCTTTGAATATTTCAAATGCAACTTGTGGGACTATGGCATTGCCGAATCCTTTGATGGATTCTTGTCGCCACTTTGAAAAGGCAATTCCGTCCAATTCGGTGGGAAGCCCATCATCTCCGCTACAAATCGGGGGTTGAGTTGGGAATTTTTCCCAGTCCATTCTGGGTTGTCTTTCGCTATCGTCCTGGTTAAATTCATTTGTTTGAAATTCCCCGTTTTGACTGCTTCCCCCGTGTCTCTGTATTCCCCCGCTACTGGCGTTGGCAGTATTCCCATTGACATTGCTCGTGTTAATGTCACCGAGTGCATACTCCCTTCCTTCACTTGTGTTGATTTCATTGTTGCCGTTGCGTTCGTTGAATCCATTGCCGTTGGCGTTGGAAGCATTCCGCTTCCTGCCATTGCGGATAAACTGGAACCCATTTGACTTTTTGGGTTGTAAGTTTTTGCTCCCTTGTATCCCTCTGCAGCATTTGGTGTTGGTAGCATCCCCGTCCATTCTATTGATGATTGTTCCATCATTCTTGCATTCATTTGTTCCGTAACTTGAAATATCTCTGCAATCTTTTGCCATTCCTCTATGCTTGGGTGACTGAAGCCTTTTGAATCCTTTCTGAACCAATGTTCCACTGTTGATAATTTTACATTTATCAATTGTGATAATTCCTTTGAATTCGTTATGCCTCTGATCCAATCTACAAATTCCTTTTGTGGTGGTAAATTTGTTCTTTTCATCATTGGTTTGTTCGCTAATTCTTGGGCCAACTGTGGATTGCTTTTCAGATATTCCATTTGTATTGCATCCGTCAATGTCTTTTGAATTGGTTGCCCACTCGAACGATGTGTTGCCCCCATTAACATTTTGGCCGATCCAGTCATGTCCCCGTCTTTGCTCGAATCCATCGCGGTTGGTGTTGGTAGCATTCCAGATTCCACAACATCCCGCAACTTCACACCCCACCGCACTCCCTCCTTGTTGGTTCTGAAATAATTCCCATTCTCCATTTGAACATTGTTCACACAACCACCCTCTATGTCCGCGGTCCTTGGCGTAGGCAACAAACCAAATTCGTTCCCTTCGGTGTGGCGCATTGACACCGGACGCAGGTATAACAACGGGCGCGACTTGATACCCAAGATTTTCCAACTCAACACACACCTCGTCGAATACCATTCCCCCATTCCAACTAAGTAACCCGCGAACATTTTCGCCCACAACGAAACGCGGGGAAATTTCTGATATTGCTCTAAGCATTTCGGGCCACAAATGGCGTTCGTCTTCCTTTCCCAATCTTTTTCCCGCTGATGAATAGGGTTGGCATGGGAATCCTCCGGTGAGAATATCAATTTTGTTTGCATATTTTGTAAAATCAGTTTTTGTTATATCTTCAAATGATTCGGCCTTGGGCCAATAATGTTTCAATATCTTTTGTCCAAATGGGTTCCACTCGCAATG